AAATAGTTCCAATCGGGTAACCAGATGCTGGTAATGGCGTTGCTATACTACCATGTACCATCATACCCACATATGCTATCTCTGAACCTGGGTTATCACCAGTCAAGGTATACCCCAGAGATACAAGACTACCAGTCGTACTATCATTTGCGTTATTTAATAAATAGTCCGAATGTGCTTGTGTATTATCTGCTATATGAGTTGCCGTTGCTCCACTCACTGTGACTAATGCTCCAGATGTTGCTACATATGCCCCAGAAATAGCCAAACTAGTTTCAAAATTATCAAAAGTAACTTTCTTAGTTACTCCACTACCTATATCAACAAAAGGAAAAACATCTATTCCAGATACACCTACTCCTGCATCTAGTTCGCTTATTTTCTTATCTACCACTAACTAGCACCGAACGTTACTGTCCAATCTATTTTCAAAGTATCGCTCGCCCCCTTATTTACACTTAAACCATCATTATATGTCATTAGTGTAGTCCTAGAAGTACCGGATGCTTGAAAGATTCCAGCCTCAGAGATACTATCGTTTGTCGCGACTCCAGCTCCCCAATATCCTGAGTATACAACATCGTTGTCGTCTCCTGGGGATCCTTGAAGTGTTCCAGATAGTGCGATTATATTAATGAAGTTTTCTAAATCTGTACTAGCGGATGTTCCACCAGTTCCAGAACCAAGTGACATAAATCCTATTGCCGCTTCACTTTGGTCGCTTAGTTGGTCTGCTACATGAGCATCCATTCCTACAGTAATAGTATTTGGTATCATACCAGAATCTTTAATATTTCCAAACTCGTCTCTAAGTTCGTATTCAATTTTACCTTTTATTCCAAAATTTTCTTCCATTTTACCCCCTTTTATTATTTAACTTAAACTCTTTGTGAATTGAGTCAGATGTCCTATCTCGTTTAATTGACTATCAGCTAATGTTCTCCATGCCTTTGAACTCATCTCTTCGCCTGATTTTCGACGCTAAGTTCACCGAGACTTAATTTTTCTCCACCTGCTTGGGCTTGTACAAAGTCTATTGTATCTGCCTTTGATAGATTTACTATTGGAGGTTGATATTCGTCTGCTATAGAATTAGATCCAATCGATTCACCTATATAATTTGCTACGTGCTGTCTGTTCATATCTACGACTGCTACTAAGTTAGCTCCGCTTAGCCCAGTTGGAACATTGTTAAAACTGGTTTGAATAAAATTAGCTATACTACCTATTGTTGAAAGAGACACTTTATGCTCCTGAAGTTACTAAACTTCCATCATTTAATACTCTTAATGGTATTGTTGTTGCTCCGCTTACTCCACATAAGACTACATAAGAGGCCGCGTGATTTCCCGTAAAGTCTCCTGTCACCGTACCGCTAGTAAAAGCCATTAATCTTAAATCTGCTGCCATTTTAAGCTAATGCCCTCCACTCACTTCCGCCAATTCCGACACCATCTTCGATATAAAACTCTCCGTCAGCCGAATCCCAGAAAATATCTGAGCCAGTCTGTGCAGTTACTATATTGTCTGGATTACCTTGTCCTACATTGGTCACACCTGCCGGTACAAAACCCGAACCCGTTCCGTTACCAAGTCCGTCTATCGTTCCCTTAGTCATGTTGTTTGTTATTACTGTCATGTTTTTTCCTCCTTTTCAATTTTTATCAATTGAAACCTTTCGGCTTGGGGTTTTTGTTTTCAGCAGATTTCCCGAAACTGCGTTATTTTAATCAGACCTAAATCTAACTAGTCGTAATCTTAGAGACTGCCTTCGTTCGCAAACTAGATACAGTAATTCTTTGTGTAAGAACTGCTCCTTCCATATCGAAAGTTGGTAGTACTACGTTTTCCATAGTAATATCCCTTGCGATTGCGATTGCGTAAGCTTGTGTTCTATCAAAGATGTAACCACTTGTTGCTACTGCGTTGGTTCCTGCATTCGTTGAATATTTCGTAACATTCATACCGAATATAGTTCCAATCTTACCAGTCTGCATCATAGTAGTATTACCTGCCTTGTCAGCTTCTACAAATGTATCGATGTTCCTCAAATCACTTGCTTGCTCTTTACCAAGTAAATAATCAGTTGGATTGTAGTCCTCGTTCTCTACATCAAACATAGACTCCGCGATATTTGCGATAGTAACTGCTGCTCCACCTGCTGTGGTAGAATTTGCATCATCCAATATACCCAAAATCAAGTTAGTCTCGTTCTCAGCAAATCTTCGACCTGCTGTTGCTACATTTCTAGGAAGTAATTGAACTTGAGAATCTTCAATCATTTCTCTAGTGATTCTTATTGCTACACCATACTTAACTGGTGTAAAAGAAACATTATCAAAACTCATGTTATCAAGAGGAACTTCTGCTCCTTCCGATACTTCTCTAACGTCCATTGTATTAGGTGACTCAAGGTCCATGTACATAGTACTACCCTTAAATTCACTTGGTCCAATAACAAATGCTGCCATCTCTCTAGGAATCAAATTCTTTTCAGCTTCGTCAATTACTCTAGGTAAAATTAGCTGTGGAATCAAAGACTGTCCTGGTGTTCCGTCTGCTCTACTTATATACTCATTTAATTTTGTCATTACCATTTTATAGATTCAAATCAATGAGAGAATAAAGTGCCGTACCAGATGCCGATGTAGTTAATGCTCTTCCTATTGGTGTAGGTCCCATTGTTGTCAATGGTACTGAACCAGTATTTAGAATATTTACCACTGCTCCCGATGCGTTCTGAGAAACAAGTGCTCCACCAGATACTATTGCTCCCGCTGAACATAGATATGCTCCTCGTCTTGCGATAGTAACCCAATCATCTGAACCTGCATTATTAAGTGCCAATCCATTACAACGATCTGTAGTAACTGCACCGAATGCTGTTAAATCAGATGATGCGAAAGAATCTGCTCCACTTACTACAAGTGCTGTACCGGAAAATGTTACCCACTGTCCGCCTGAAATTACTTCCAATGCTTTAGCTGTAACTGTTCTAGGAACTCCACCATCAAATAAAGCCTGTGCCCCCAAAGGGTTGCTTAAAACTAATGCTGTTGCCATTATGCATACATATATGACTTTCTCTGGATTCCAAAAGAATTATGTCCTTGTGTAAACACATAATCTCCTTTTTCTTCAACTTCGTCTTCAGATTCGTCTTCCTCTTCTTCTTCCTCTTTGGTCTCTTCCTTAGGCTCTTCCTTAGTTTCAGGCTTAGCTTCTTCGTCAGCATCAGATTCCATAAGTGCTTTTAGCTTTTTCTTCTTAGCTTTAATTTCTAAAGCCTTGATCTTAGCGTCAATTACTTCTTCCTCTGTTGGCTTAGGTTCCTCCTTAGATTCTTCTTCAGATTTAACTTCCTCTTCAGGCGTAGTTGTTTTTTCTTCTTTTTCTTCTGTCATATTAAACCTCCTTTCAGTACTGTTTAAATCAACTTTAGTTGAATATGATTTGTATGCATTGTTTAATGCCATACTAAAAGTTGCACCACCGTCTGCTGGAACTGCTACTACACTAAGTTCTTTGAATTGAATATTATGTGGGATTATATCTCCGTTGTCTGTTTCCTCTATGTCCTCTGGTTTAACATGAGCACCTACACTGACAGTATTAAGTAAACCGTCTTTGATTAATTGCTTTACTTTAGCATCCTTAACGATAGCCTTGAATGGAATATTTCTATCTGTTTCATTAAAACTTGCTCCTCTTACTTGTCCCACAATAGAATCAACAGAGTTGTCATGATCCTTTAATAGAGGTACTCCGATAAGTGTGGTTGCTGCTTTGCTTAATTCTTCTCCGATAAACTTATGCCCATTAGAAGTAGTCGTCTCATTGATAGCTATTCCATTTATAGTAAAATCTCCGTCTAAGTCAGCGCTAGAATTAATTGGTACAAAGTACTCTAACATCAGTCCTTCTTTTTCCATACATAACTTAGTTACTTTTACTTTAAGAATATTGAGAAGTAAGATATATATTTAATCAATTCTTAGAATTATGTTAACTTCTGCATTTGTCGGTCCAGCAACCCTTATATTAAGACTCTCATTCAGCTTAAATTTATCGAATTGGTCTTGTACTATTAGATTAGCAATAGGTCCCTGTAAGATAGCTCGGGGTGCGTAATAATTTATTCCTTTGTGTTGTGAATTATGAAATATTAAATAACCCAAATTACTTTCAATCGTAACGGAGACTGATTCTTTTGAATCTATAATCAAACCATTAAGTTTACCATCTATTAGGCTTGTTTCAAAGTCCTCACCCATCACTAAGTTAATGTGGTGCTCTCTTTTCTTTGGTGGTTCAATCGATCCCATTAAAACTCACTCTCCTTGTTATTCTATGTCTATTAGTTGTCTGGATGTTCTCACCGGTTATACCTAAGTCTGGTAATGTCTTTCCTCTGAGTGCTTCGTCTGTTCCGAATAAAGCGTTAGACCTACCTTGATTCATTTGCTGTGAGGCACTTGGACCTAAGATAGGAATTACTTGAGTACTTATTGCACTACCGCCTGTTAGGTCATATTGTAAGTCGCCTGAGTCTAACTGATACGTTACTCTCTGCTGTGTTACTGGGTCCACGTATATCATCCTACACTCAACCTCAAATTACTAGAATGTCCACAAGTTGTTTTCCACAAGTAAGGACTAATCTCTTTAGTTATTCGATCAACACAATTGACCATAGGCTCTCCACATACTGGACAGAATTGTTGTTTCATCCTTCCAAGAAGACCTGTTGCTTTAATTTAATTTGGCTCTGATTAAACTCGTGGATACATTGACCGCATACCCATAATTGATTCATTAGACATACTGCTGGGTTTTCTTTACACTTCACACACTTAGGAATATTATCTTCAGTTATCTGTACCATTACTCCACTATCCCGACGATGGAGCTTCTGCAATTTACATGCATGGGCGGCATGTTGACACCAGCAGTTCCGTCTTTAGTTAAGAATACTTGACCGTTCAGACTATTGCAAATATCAGAAGTCCTATCGTCTAAGGCAGCTACGTATCTGTAAGATGTTATTTCATTCTCTATGTACATGTCTTTTAGTCCGGCGTTTGCTAGTCTTACTGTTTCAGTTCTTGCTATAGTGTTTGGACGTTTACTTGCGGATTGTGTTAACTTTGTTGTGCCGTCTTCTTCTATCTTTACTCTATCTTTTAGGTCGATTGATTGATTGATGTCGTTTTCTATTTGCCTGATTGTTTTATTCTTACGAAAGCCATCCTTCAATACTATTCTTAATTTATTAATATCTCTCTGGGGTAATAATCCTTCGAGTAATTCTTGTTCAGTCAGTGCGAGTA